TGTCTCTAGTACGTTCTTGCCTGTGTTGTCGAATATACCAGCGTTGGTGAAGTTGAGCAGCAGGCTGGTGTTGGCGATGGGGGTGGGTGGGGCGGTGGGGACTGTGATGGTTGAAGTGTCAAATCCAGTGCCAGTTAAAACTCTTAGCCCTGAAATCCAAAACTGACCGAAAGCATTTAACGAAGTAGACCCATAATATCCAGCGCCGATAATAAATGTTGTATCAGACATTGTACCGATACTGGCTGTACTCGCTAAAGAAGTGCCGTTAATATACAGTCGGGTTGTGCCGCTTTTTTTGGACACCGCTACATGAACCCAAGTGCCTACATATGACGCCGTTGCTCTTAGTCTTTCCGCCCCACTATAAACTCGTATCTCTGTGGCCGTAATTAAGGTAAGTGTAAATCCGGTAGTGCTGCCGTTGCCGCTGGCAGAGTTCCTGCATTCCAAAATGGGTTTGTCTACTTGACCAACCGGAGCATTTACCCAACACTCGACGTGCCAATCTCCACTACCAAATAGTCCAGTATTTGAAACAGTTAAATAATCCCCAGTCCCATCGAAATACCCACTCCCGCCATTCACGGCAGGATCGTAAGCAGCAGATGGTGCGAAAGGACTGAAGGGGGTTACACGCACATCACCGTTACGAGTGATAGCAAATGCGTTTGTGCTGTTGTCTACAAAGCGGTTGGATTGGCAGGTTAGTAGGGAAGTGTTGGTGATTGCTGTTAGGGGTGTTGTTGGAGGCGTGAAGTTACTGGTGTAAACGGCGGAGCCTTTAACAAAACGATAATTCGATAGGTTCCCGTTAAAAAAAGCTGTTTGCCCCTCATTTGATCCTATGCGAACTGAACCAGTAGTAAATGTGTAACTATACGATGCAGTCGATCCTTGTTGAACTCCGTTAAAAAATAGTCTCCAATCAGTTCCAGACCTTGTTACTGCAATATGTACCCATTCGTTAGCAGGTGGAAAAGCCTCTGTAATTATGTTTGTTACCCCAACTCTACGAACAATAAAGTTTGTAGGGTCTGTTCCAATAAAAAGTCCGTTAGTGTTTGGCGCTCCAATAATTAATTCATAAAGCGGCCTAGATGCTACGCCGCTTCCAGAAAAATAAACCCACGTTTCAAAACAAAAATCAGAAGACCCTGGGCTTACTGCGGCATTGCTTGGTGTGTCTAATCTATCCCCAGTACCATCAAAATAGTTCGACCACTCCCCCGCCGCTAGACTGAACGGGCTAAACGTGCCTTGGGTGGTGTTGCCATTGCGGGTAATAGTGAAGTTGTTGGTAGAGGAGTCTAGGAACGTGTTGTTCTGCGCTCCGTTCGTGCCATCGCCGTGAAGGAGCAGGACTGTTTGGTTGAAGTTGGGGTCAGTCTCAGCAGAGACAGCGCCACCAACAGCAGCCATCTTTAAAACATTACTCATGGTTTGCCTACCTCAGATGCGTAAATGGTTGATCCTACTTTCCACAGCATAATCCAGGTATAGCCAGTGGTAGCCAGCGTAGGCGCTGATGCAGTTCCACCAGCCTTTACCCATGTGGGATTCACTGTTGACCATGTAATCGTGTAAGCAGTGCCGTCATCAATACCAAGCAATACTACCTGACCAGCCTCAAAGTTAGTTGCTGCTGGTGTACGAGATGCGCCAAGCGTCACCACTTGAATCGAACCATTAGCAGGATCAATCTCAAAAGCAGCGCCATCAGTAATGGTGTGAACAGTATCTTTGACTTCTTTGAAAGTCTGCTGTGCTGTGAATGACTGCGCTACATCTAGCTTTGCAGTATCAACATCATAAGCCTGCACAGATACACCAATGTCTGTACTATCAAGATAGTCAGATGCGTTGGTTAGTACAGTATGTCCACCATTCTGCAAAGTACCTACAAAGTTTGCAGTAACATCATCATACTTTGCAGTGTCAGCATCATATGCTTGAACATCTACACCAATAACTAATCCAGCAACTGCGTCACCAGATTGTAACTCTTCAATACTTGTACCATCTAGTACCAAGGGATATTTGTTAGCCATGTCTAATCCTTAATTAAGATACAGGCACATTAACAGTGCCACCACTTCTGTTGGTAATCGCTAAGAAGCCATTGGTTAAAGGTACTTGAATAGTAGAACCACTACGATCTGTTACAAGCAACAGTGTTGCACCACCGCCACCACCAATAGCGCCCCAGGCAGCACCATCATAGCCTTCAAAGCTATCGGTATCATCATTAAACCTGAACATACCTTTGGTTGGTGTAGGACGCTGTAACTCAGTACCAACAGGAATCTTGATAGCACCTGTAGTTGCTGATAGTGCATCAGAAACATCTGTATCATTTAATGTAATAGCACCTGTTCTAGTGTTAAAAGAAGTAACACCACCAGTTAGATTAAATGCTGCTGCATCCCAAGCAGAACCATCCCAGATGTATAACTGATTAGCGCCTGTGTTCCAGTAGATAGCACCAGTAAGTAAAGCATCACCATCATTATCTACTGAAGGCGCAGAAGCCTTTGCACCGAGATAACGATCATCAAAAGAATCATAAGATGCGGCTGCTGAAGTAGCGGCATTAGACGCTGTTGTAGCTGAACTAGCCGCTGCTGTGGCAGAGTTAGATGCGTTAGTAGCAGATGTAGACGCTGCTGATGCAGAGTTACTTGCGTTAGTTGCAGAAGTTGCTGCCGCTGATGCAGAGTTAGCCGCATTAGTTTCTGAAGTAGCAGCATTGCTTGCTGAAGTTGATGCCGCAGTTGCTGAGTTGCTTGCGTTAGTAGCAGCAGTAGATGCTGTAGATGCGGAAGATGCTGCATTACTTTCGGAAGTAGCAGCAGCAGTGGCAGAGTTAGCAGCATTGGTTGCGGCAGTGGATGCGGTAGATGCTGATGATGCAGCGTTACTGGCTGACGTAGACGCTGCTGATGCTGAAGAGGCAGCATTGCTTGCAGAGGTAGCCGCTGCTGATGCAGATGCTGCGGCATTGGTCTCAGCAGTCTCAGCATTAGTCTCTGCTGTTTGTGCAGCAGTAGCAGAGTTAGCAGCATTGGTAGCAGAAGTTGCTGCTGCTGATGCTGAATTAGCAGCATCAGTAACTGATGTGCCAATAGCAGCTAACGAAGAAGCGGCACTACTAGCAGAACTAGCAGCACTAGACGCTGAAGATGCAGCAGAGGTAGCAGAGTTTGATGCGGATGTTGCAGATGAAGATGCACTGCTAGCAGAGGTACTAGCGTTAGTAGCAGCTGTCTCTGCTTGTGTTACTAAAGTAGATATTAAAGCGGCTTCGCTATCAGCATCTGCTGTTGCGTCACCAGGGCCACCTGGACCACGATAAAGTGCCATTTATGTCTCCTTAGCTTTATTAAGCAGCCATATATAGCCGCTTAATAAAACTGCCCAGACTGGTTAAGCCTGGGCAGAGTTTGATGCTTAGCCAAATACAGCCAGGGCAACAGCATTCTCAGGACGAACTTCCTTCACGCCATACAACATGTCAGACGTAAAGAGCGTACCAAGATACTCTTGCTTGTACTGAGTCTGGCTACGAACACCCATCTGCTCAACCAGAACGAAGGCATCCTTCTGAGCCAGCAAAGCAATACGAGGGTTTACGTCACCAGAACCAGAAGTGGTAGCGGTATCGCAGTTGGTAGAAACAAATACTTTAACGCCGTAGATGTCACCAATCTGTCCATTACGGATTGTGTTCTGACCACCGACTTCACCAACAAAAGCCTGCTCAGTGAATCGAGCCAGACCCATCAACTCGTTGCGAGTCGAAGGAGGCACGATGAAGAAACGATCAGACATAGGAACATCATTGTCGTCAAGACGCTGAATGGAACGACGAATACCTGCGTCAGCAATAGCAGCTTCGTTACCAGTATTCGTGTTGGCAGTTGCGTCAAACGCAGTCGTGCCATCAGAAGCCAAGTAAGCGTTAGCATAAGCAAACGTAGCATCAGTACCGTTCCAAGTACCGCTGTTAATTAGACGACCAAGGCGCAGCAGATCAGTATCGACTTGACGACCAAGAGCGTAACCAGCGTCATCAGTGTAGAACTTACGCAACGAAGCCAAAGCCTGAACTTCAACGATGTCTTCGATCAGACGGCTGTACTCATAATGCTTGTTAATAAGGACTTGCACTTCGTCCTCAGTCTCAGCAATCAAGCTAACTTGACTTTGAGCCGTCTTAGCAGAAGCACTGCCACGAGTGGGTTTAGGAATATGAAGTGTATCACCTTTCTTACCAGTGAACGCCATCTTGGAGAACAGATTAGCCGCAACAAGATTCTTCTTGTATGCAGCGATGATCTCATCACTCCAAATCTCTGGGATAAATTTATCAGCGGTAGTTTTTGTTACGTGACCTGAACCAAGTGCCATTTAAAATCTCCTAGTTTAAAAGTTATTTAACTCGTCCCTCAGCATATGCAGCCATAATCTCTGGTTGCAACTGAATATACCGATCAGGATCTTCCAATTGTAGTCGGATAAGATCTGCTCTACGATATACTTTCGAAGAGCTTACAGCCTGAGTAGCACCACCAACATCTACTGTTGCTTGCTGTATCGCTGCCTGTTGCTGTTTCTTTACTTCAGCATTAGGCTGCTTTACTGGCTCAGCTTTTGGCTTAATGTACTTCCACGTTCCAAGCAACTCTGCGGCAGAATCAAAGTCAAACTCTGAATGTGCTCGAGCAAATAGTTGCAAACGAATAGGAGAAGTCTTAACCCATTCAGCAAATGCAGGATCGTTTACAGTTGCCTGGAAATCAGGAAACTCCTGCTGTAGCCTAGACATTGTCTGCATCTCTTTAAGCTGCCTTGCCTGCTCTTTGGCCTCAAGTATAGCTGGATGCTTTGCAATCTTCTTTTCTACTGCAGTATCAGGATCTGCAAAAAAATCAATCTCGTCTTCTTTTGTGGCTTTACCTTCGTCTTTCGGACTATTGAGTTGACGCTTGATTAACTCATCAGCCAGCTTACGTACCTCGCCTACTTCCTGAGCTTGTCTGCCAATCAGCTTCTCAGCCTCTTGGTGCATCTTAACTATATCAGCAAGACTCTTGCCTTTATACTTAGATGGTAGATCTTCTTCAGGTTCAACGGCTGGTTCAGGATCTGCCTGACTAACTGGGATGTCTTCAGTCTTGTCAGAATCTTGAACGTTGTCTACTGGCTCATCGTCATCTTGCGGTTCATAAAAAGTAGCTGCCACATTATCCTCCTGTCCACAATGGATTCTAGGAAACTTAAAATGTCACTCGGCGTTACGCTTTTGAGCGACTCTTGTTGCCTCTTCGTGTTTTCTAGCCCACGCATCTGCTGCTGTCGGAAACGCACCTGTGATGCCCTCTAGCTTGATACGGGGTGACGAGATAATACGAGAGGCTTCGTTGCGACAATGAGGACACTCTATAGATCGTACCTCACTATCAACAAACTTTTCACTTACATGATCTTTAACACATCTAAATTCAAAGATTCTCTTCATTGTTTAATTCTTTCCAAGCAGCTTCGGATTCCTGCTTAAGATCTAAAACCCAGTAGAGAATATCTAGTTGTCCTTGTCTCTTATATAAATCGTCAGAACTCTTTAGAGAACGAACATTATTATAAGCATCAACAATCTTTTCTACATCTTCTATGAAGTCTTTCCAGCCATCGCTAGCCATCATAGAAAATCTATCTTCATAATATTTTTGTAAGGCTTTATCCATCTATGGAGTCCTTTTAATGACTACTATTATACCATACTTTTATTCATTTGTCAAGTACTTTGCATCTGATTTTCAACTATTTTTTCTTTGGATGCAATCTCACGTTCCTTCAACAGTAGTTCAGCTATCTTAGCCCTACGCTCAAACTCATCTGCTTCACCATTAGGCATGTTCTGGGAGATAGCACGAATGACTTCTACCCTCATCTGCTCAGGTAGCATCTGAGCCTCTACAAGCAGCTTCTGCGCCCTTGCCTGGGCTTCCTGGGCATCAGCCATTGACTCTGCTGCTTGGCCCTGTAGCTGCTCGATTTGGGCCTGTACAAGAGCCATCTGCTGCTGCATCTGCTGTTGTTGCATTTGCTGCTGCTCAGGATTGGGCTGGCTCATCTGTTGCAGTGCAGCAACCAGTTCTGCTTTGTTAGGCAGGCTGGAAGATGCTACGATACCCTGGAGTACCAGAGGAACAACAGGAGAGTCAGGGCCTAGCGTCTGTAGCAAACCAATGAACTGCTGTTGCTCGTACTCCCTGGCCACCATGCCAACAGAAGATACAGGGATAAATACAAAGTCTTGAGAAGGATAACGCTCGGGATCAAACTGCATGTACCGATAGGCTACCTTCTTCACCACAGGAATCAAGAAGTCTTCTTGGAAGTTTACCAATGCTTGCTTGTTCTTCTTAACAATGGCAGACATTGCCAACGACATACCAATACCTGCAGCGCCTTGCCCACCTGCTGCAGCTTTGGTAAGCTCAGCAGAGTCAAGAGTACCTGTAGCCTGCAGCAACATAGCTTCAAAGCCACGAGCAGTTTCATAGTTTGCAGGATCAGTATTACCAAACTTAAATGGGTTAAGAACTTCTGCAGGATTACCGTTAGTAAGAATACTCTTACCAGGGCGTACCTCAAACTTAGCGCCTCGAGGTAGCCGAGTAGCATCAATGCCCATCATTGGTGCAGTAGTCAGGGCTAGACTGTCCAGATGTGAACGAATCTGTGCGTCGATAGCCATCTGCATGTTGTATCCACGCTCTACCGTACCCACACCAAAGAATAATCCAGGCTGTAGCTCTGAGCGATACGCTACAACTGGACGATCTTTCATCATGTAAGGTGATGCTTCAGCCTTAAGAAGTAGACTGCCGTTAGCGATAACGACAACTGCCTCTACAAGATCTGATACTTGGTCTGCCTCGCTGTCTTCAGGGAACAGATCAATGATTTCCTTGTCTGCTCCCTCGAGATTCTTGAGATACTCCTTGGGAACCAGACCATAATACCGCATGACACGTACTTTATCATCCTGAAAGATTGAATCCTGGGTGGTTTGCTCCAGGTCTGTGTCATCATACATGGGCTTGATGTCTACTTTGCGGTAGATTCCAGCCTCAATACCCTTAACAATCTTGTGTAAACTGGTATATTCCTCAATTGCTACACCCAATGCGTCATCAATATCGTCAGCATTAGGATCAATTAGGAAATTACGTGGGTGAATGGTACGAACATTAACAGAAGTACGCTCAGTTTCCTTAACTCCGATAGCAGCAACAGACTGTCCAGCCATAGGCATGGTAGCAGGAGCGTAATCCACCTTACTTTTGACAAGAACTTCTGCAATTCCTGTGCCAAAGATCTCACCTAGCTTAACAATCTTGATAATTTCACGCTCAAACTTGTCTTTTTTGAGATCTTCTTGTAGCTGTTGCTTCATGATAGACACATCTTCAGGGCCAGTCTGGTCAGCAAGATCGTCTTCAATATCAAAGAAAGTACCGTTACCGCTAATACCTTCTACCAGTTCAGCAACTTTGTTGTCCACTGCCTGACGAATAGCAGGAGTAACAATGCGTGAACGCTCTGATTCTCTTAGCTTGTCCTCATCAGACCAGATACCATAGTACAAACGCTCGTAGCGATCCCACTTAGTCTGGTAGTTATTGTCTCGCCACTCACGCCAGCGATCAGTGTGACCAGTTACAAAGTCAACTAAGTCCTTGTCTGGTTCAGACATTATGTCTTCTTTAAAGTCAGCCATTATGGAACCATCCTTTCAAGTGGATCTGTGTATGTTGGATCAACAAACTCTTCGCTACGAATATCAATTGGGTTTCCTTTGGTGTCAGTTAATCTATCTTTAGTAACACCAAACTTTTTAGACTGAGGATCAGTGGTTAAACTTTGAAGAAAATTTTGACGAGTCTTAATCAAAGGATCTAGGTATCGTATTTCAACGTTACGTGACTCTGCCTCACCACCAATTGATAGATATTTTTTAAATGCTTCTCTACGTTCTTTATCAGTAGAAAACTCAGGCGGTTTACTAAGAAACTTTGTCCAGTCACCTCCCTGAGTAAATCTTTCAAGGCGCTGCACTGCGTGTTGGATTTCATGAAGCATAGTAGCCATGACGTACTCAGGGCCATCAACAAAGTCTTCACTGTTTTTATTTATTCGGATTGAACCATCTTTCGCAAACTCACCCTTCTCACTTCCTTTCCCTTGATAGAATCTAACTTTAAGATCTTCAAAGTGTGGGTAGTAGTTAAACAAACTAGGATGGTCAAACACTTCTTTCATCTGGTATTCACGAGTAGTCTTAAGTTCTTTTGGTTGTATCTTCCATACAGACTGAGAATCATCAATCTCTTTTTTAATGGTTCCTGCTTCGTCAAAGAAGAATCCAGTCTTAGCCAGGATGTCTTCATTAGCCTCGCCACGCTCAAACATATTCTTGGCAATGGTCATGTTCTCACGTTCTTGCTTAGGCATGGGATTGAAGTTCTCAGTCATCATCATCCCTTTAGGCCCTACGATTAGCTCAGGATCTTTTAGAGAAGATAGTATACCTTCATCTATAGTATCAACTTCCATACCACCTAAAGTCTTCCTAAGATTGGTAGCAGCCTCTGGGAATAAACCAGAGACAACAGATTTAAAAGCAGTACCGAGAGCCATATTAATATCCTGACACGAGATCTAATGGTTGATAATCGTCTTCATCTAAATCTAAATCAAAAGGAGCAACAGACAACTGATCTATGTAACTTAAAGCATCAAGCAAGTCATCATGCACGTTAGTAGTAGGAAAGTTCAACAACTGATCTATAAACTCTTTGACATACTCACCTTCTTTAAGGGTGATCTGTCCATGCTCAAAGCGTCCCTGCAACGACCAGACAATCCTATCTGTCTTCTTCTTATTACCATGCGTTAAGTCTATGATGCGTGGATACACCTGTAGCTTTAACATTAACTCCTGCATGTAAGGAAGCACTGCATTCTTTAGTGCTCCTCTTTCTATTCCTACTATCTGTACGTTATATTTCTTTGCGTGTCTCAGTATCTTGTTGGCAGTCTCTTTGATATCCCACCTACCATAATCAATCTGATCCACCCACCATCCAGCTTCGTGTACCTTAACTATAGCGATAGCAGTTTGGTCTAGATGCTTCTTCTTGTTGCCTGAGTTCTTAGCTACTTCCTCAAAGCCAGCCAAGTCCACTGCTATAAAGTACTGTCCCTGCTCAGGCTCTTCATCCTCATCCGCTACCTTTACCCAATCCTCCTTAAACAAATCAGACTGAGGTGCTTCAAAGCTAGCCATGAACTCCTGCCTAAACGCAAAGCTAGACATTGAGTTCTTAGCCACCTCGATCTCCTCTGGGTCTAGTAGAGGATTATCTAGTGAGGTAAAGTGCCAAGACTTCCAATCTTTTTCTTCCTTCTGCCCCTGCTTGTAGATATCATAGAAATGATTCCTACCTTTAGGAGTACCAATAAATATTGCTTTACCTTTTAAGTCTGCTAGTGCTGGCCTTAGAATCTGCTCGAACACCTGTGGTTTAATATCTGCATACTCATCAAGCACTAAGAACTTTAGAGCCACTCCTCGCATTGTCTCCGGCCTGTCTGCTCCCTTGAGACTTATCGTTGATCCGTTTACTAGCTTGATCTGCATGTTGTTTACGTGACTTCCAGAAATCACTGGATGAGCTAACTCCAGTAACTGCTGCCACATAATATCTCGAGCTTGTTGCTGAGTTGGTGCGATATACCATACGTGTCCTTTGTCTGCCTGTAAAGCCTCTACAATCAAGCACCATGCCGCTAGTCTACTCTTACCAGTACGTCTCCCTGCAGCGATTACCTTAAACCTGCTGGTGTCGTTCCAGACCTCTTGCTGCCAGGGTAGTAACTTAATTGCTAGATCCAAGTGCGTAGCACTCCCCTATTGAAAAGGATTTCTCAATCATGGTTCGTATCCGAATCTTCACTCTCGACATCAATATAATCTTCGGTGGAATCTTCGGACTCTATCGTGGTTGATCCACCAATTCCAGAGATCGTAATGTTGATAGCGTTTCTTCCTGATCCTTTTTCCTTTTCAAAATAACTGATAGGTAATAAACGATCCACACACATCTTGAGACAAGCAACTTGATCCTTGTCCTCATCATTCAATGCTTTTCTGATGATAGTATCAATTACCTTTTCACCAGTGGTAGCTAACAATCTAGCATGGAATTCTCTGATACGTCCCGCTTCGCCAATAGGACGCCCTCTCTTTGGCCTCTTAGTCTTAGCTAAGATAGCTGATTTCTTTGGACGGCCACCCTTCCCCTTCTTAACTACAGGGACTTCTCGAAGAGAAGCCTCTACAGAGATTGCTTTCTCTGTAAGTGGGTCACTTCGTGACTCTGTAGGGGGAGACAAAACATCTACAACTTCAGTCTTTACGTCTATGGACACAAGGTGTTTCTCCATATTAAGTATTCTTAGTATTCTTAATATTATAATTATAATATATTAAGAACTTCTTAGTATAACTATGCAGACTGTAAGTAGATTAGATTATAATTATTGTATCTAGGGTACTTAGTGCTGCATAGTTAACTTCTACATGCCTTTTATTATAGCATATTTTTAAGGAAAAGTCAAGTACTTTAGCAAGTTTATTTTACTTAGAGGCTACTTCGTAGTGCTCTATTTCTTTGCAGAGGCTGCTACGCAGTGCATATTGTCCTAAATAGTTGATAATGCTAACGATTCTCAATAACATCTTACTCTTCCTTGTTATGTCAATTACATTAATTATATAGTGTTTTTCTACTTTGCTCTTTTTTGTATCTGGGTAGCACCCTACGTAGCCTCTCGTTTGTATTACCCCTACCCCCCGTAGGGTCTTTATGGCACGCTGTGTGCTAGGCAAGAACTATGCCATGCTGCAGAGCACAACGCAATACCTGAGTAGATTACTAGGGAATGCAAGAAAAGTATTGACAAAGGACCATAACTCAGGTACTATTCAACCATAGCAGGTGCAGTACAGATTCAAAGGCAGGGCAGGCAGTAAATAGATAGTTATCTAAACCACACTCAGGAGAATTAAATGATCAAGCTATTCAAAGTATCTATTAAGTTTAATCGCATTCTTGGCAATCGTGGTGGTAGGTTCCTCAGTATTTACGACAAGACTGGTAAGAAAATTAATGGTAAGGTATTGACAAATGCGTTTTTGATGGTAAAATTCCAGCATGCCAAGACAGGCAAGACACAGTGGGTACGTAACTGGAACATGCAATTAGTAGTAGCAGACCACGCTGTACACTTCTAAAGTCCTACTGACGAGCCTTCAATAGGCGAAACCCTCGAGAGAGGGTCTAGGGCAGTAATCTATAATCTTTATAGGAGTATTGCATAATGAATTATGAGCAAATGGGCAAGCATATCGCTAAGCTCGAGATGTCAACAGGTGCTAAGATTATTGGCGAGATTAAGACTGTACTTGCTGACTTGCATCACGACGATAACATGGATACATTTTTAGATAGTTATCTAGAGTTTAGAATCAACAATGGCGAAGACCCAAAAGAATCAAAGAATTATCGATCACGTGTCAAGGCGATTCTAAAGAATTGGAAAGACCCAGTCAAGAAACAGATGATTCTTGATCATGACACTAAATCAGTGCAATTACTGGCAAATTATGCTAGGGCTATAAATAAAGTAGAAAAACCAGAGAGTCCAGAGTCAGACACTAAGCAAGAGACTTTGTTGAGCTTAGGAGACATTTCAGCAGAGCTTGATAGGCTGAGTCAACACCTAAGTGCTCATGGTCTTCTAGAGCTTTCTGAGCGCCTTCTGGTACTATCTAACGAAGTATTGGAGCCAGTAACTGAGACAGCAACAATCTAAAGAGACTAGGGGAGAAATCCCCTAATCTTTTTAGGGTTAATATTGACATTCTGTGTTTTTGTGTTATAGTGTGTCCATATTAGCTAATTAGCTAAGTCAACAGGAGATGTTCATGTTATCTAAAACCAGTAAGCTAGGGTGTTATTCATGGTCACTGCAAGCATGGGACACTTGTCCTGGTGCTCGAGGTGATGATGGTGAGGCAGTAGACGCATGCAAGTTTTGTTACGCTAGGCGTGGGAATTATTTATATTCCAATGTTAAACGTGTTCGTGCTGAGAATCTAGAGGATTGGAAACGAGATGATTGGGTCGATAGAATGGTTTCAGATATCAGTGGGCAATCTTACTTTAGATGGTTTGATAGTGGCGATTGCTATCATAGGGACCTTGCTGTCAAAATCCTAGAGGTAATGAGACGCACGCCAGATACTGATCACTGGTTTCCCACTCGCATGCACAAATTTGACAAGTTTAAAGATGTGTTGTATGACATGTCTTGTTTGCCTAATGTTGTTGTTCGTTTGTCTAGTGATAGCGTTACTGGCGAGTGTTTAGCTAGTTATCTACCTTCCAGTGTTATTGTTCCTTATGCTGGATTTCCTACCACTAGGGAGTCAGTAGAGTGTGACGCATACAAACGTGATGGTAAGTGTGGTAACTGTCGTGCTTGTTGGTCTAAGAATGTTAAGGTAATATCGTATCCTTATCATGGTGTGTCTAAAGCTAAAGTAATTAAACTTGTAAAGGTGGCAGCATGAAAATATTTATGTTTGCATTATCAAGTCTCTTGACTTTTATCTGGTTTGTTGCTATGATTGCATTGTTGGCTATGTTTATAGGAGGTTTATTCCTATGATTGATGTAGAAGATGAGATGTTTATGTCTCGTGGTAGGATAGAAGATCTTATGTATGAGATACACCAGTTAGTTAATGGTGACGTAGAATTGTGGGATAGTATTGTGTCTCATGACTTTAATTATGTTTTAGATATTCTATCTGATACCTTATCGTATCTACAAAAACTGAAAGGACTTAAGCATGATCAAGACTAACGATCTTAAACGTGGTGCTAGAATTCTACTTGACAATGGCTGGGAAGCTGATATAATGGACAACATGAAAGGCAACACACGATTGTGTCGTGTCTATGGTATCGAGACTGACATTGGTAGTGTGTACTCTCATGATATATCTAAGGTGTTGATTGGTGATCAGTGGCACGATGTTACTCACACCAAAGAACAAGTTAAACTTAAGGAACAAATTGAAAGGATATTTGGATGACTACATTTAAGAAACCAGATCGCTTCGATCTCGAGCAAGATCTTCTGTCTTTGTGGGCTATCAAAGATGACTTGGCTAAGTTTCACTGGCTATATATTGATTGTCCTGATAAGGTATTGACACAGGATGATATTTGTAATATGATTATGGCTATCGAGAACATCCTAGATCTGCGGATGCACAAGACCTGGGACACATTCTGTCAGGTGTTCGAACTGGATAATTATCGTAGTGAATTTCAAACACTTAAGGAGGATGTAGAATGAATCTTAATATCCATCGAGTAAAGACTGTTATTGTTGAAGATATCAAAGAACAGTTCTCTGGTTCATATGTTCGTGACATTATCATCAAGACTGAGGATGGTCAGGAATTCGAGCTTACTCTGTTTAGTCGTGAGTATGAAGGGCTAGAGACTACCTTTGCTTATGACAGAGAGGACTGGAAGTGAGCATTCAGGCAATGAAGCAAGCATTGGACATCGAAGCCAAACTAAAGGAGAAGAACACATGACCACACACCTGACAAAAATCTGGTTGGATTTGAACAAGCACAAGCTAGTCGAGCCGGCAATACCAGAGGCCGAAATTTACAACCGTGAATGGGTTGGTCTTACAAAGACAGAGTTTGAAGAAACGGTCGAGGGATTGGAGGATTTAGAAGACTGCTGGTATGCCATCGAAGCCAAACTAAAGGAGAAGAACACATGACTAAGTGGCTATCAGAACAATGGTGCTCTTGGTTTCATGGTGGCGGGACAATAAAGCGAGACTCATTCGACAGGATTAACTGGCAATGTAATAAGTGTGGGCGATGGGCAGAGCCAGTTGATGTGCGAACTGAACAAAGAATTATCGAATCAACAATTGAAGCCAAACTAAAGGAGAAGAATGTCTGAGCGCAGACTAATTACCAAGAGACAGGCAGAGGCTATGAGTTACCTAGCAGCCGGTCTTAAGCGGGAGCGAGTAGCAGAACTGATGGGCATCAGCACATGGACACTTGCCAGCCACATACGCCATGTCTACATCAAATGGCACGTTCACAAACTTCAAGAGGCAATCGCCGTATGGGAGGACGAGCAATGGAGATACAAGTAAAGAGTGAGTCATATTGGTCTGGGTTCGCACTAGGCATCCTAATGACACTGTTGACCGTATTAGCAACAGACAAGCTATTTAGTACGCCACAGAGCCTACAGACCAGCCTAGACCTTCCTAAGGACATTGTTGGGGCATATAACTTAGGTATCAGAGATGCCCTGAAGACGAACCCTGCCTCCTGGCAGCTAGAAGAAACTTGTTTGGAAGTGTGGTCAAACAAGCAGAAGTAGTGTATAGTTGTATCGTTGTATTCATTCATTTAGTCCTAATTTAAGGGGAATATCATGGAAACAAAACTGCCATTGAAGTGGGATAAGGCGGCTGTACGCCGTTATCTGGACAATTCGTTCGCTCATCTGGACGATCAAGACCTGTACCTCCTGACGAGTTTCATCTCCAATTGCTACATCGATGGTCGTATCGATGGGATCAACGTCAGTAGCGAAATCTGGCAAGAAAGCTATAAGTCAGCACGGGAGGCCAGCCATGTCTGATTTCTCTCCCGAAGTAAGGAATAAGGCACTCTGGTCTAACGATGCCCGTAGGTTCGTTGAGGGCAGAGGCGGTGAGGTATACGCCGAGAAGATAGGGGCCAAGCCACAGGATGATCTGAGCCAGGTGGAGGCAGTGCAGATGGGTCTAGTAATGCAGGAGCCCATCATGCGGGAGTACGCCAGACGCAATCAGATCGAGTTCAAGGACGCTGACTATGCTCTCTACCATCCGAAGCATAACTACCTAGCATCTCACTTTGACTACATCAGCGCAGACGGACGCACCTTGTACGAGGTTAAGAACTTAGGCATCCACCAGCGTAAGAAGTACGGTGACAACGGCACAGATCAGGTAGACCTTGGATACCGGGTGCAATGCCTACATGAAGCCACAGTCCATCAGATAGAACAGGTAGTGCTAGTGGTCTGCTTCGGCGGTCAGGAGATTGTGGGCTACCCGCAGACCTTCGGGGCAGACCTACAGGACATCCATGCCAGGGAGATGGCGGAGTTCTGGGGCCGCATCCAGGCCCGTACGTTTGACCCTGAGACGATGGGAGACGCTGCCAAGCTGGTCTATCGCCAGGACAACGGAACCAATCTGTTAGCCACCCAAAGCCTTGAGCAAGCCTGTCAGGTACTCAAGGTACTAAAGGAGCAGATAAAGGCGCTGGAGGGCCAGGAACACGACCTAGTGAGCAAGATACAGGGCTACATGATGGAGTCCAGCCAGCTTGTCTCAGTAGATGGCAATGTCCTAGCCACTTGGAAGGCTAGTAAGGCATCCAAGAAGTTCAATGCCGAACTGTTCAAGTCCTCCATGCCCGACATCTATGAGAAGTTTGTCACCGAGCAGCCTGGTAGCCGCCGGTTCCTACTCAAATAAGGAGCGATCATGAGCAACGTGAGAACGATTAATCCCACGACTGGGACAGTTGTCCTTAAAGAGGAACTTGACCCTAAAGTCATCGAGTCCATCGTCATAAATGGCGATCTGAGCAAGCTACAGCCTCCTCAGAAGGTGGCTTATTACAACTACAGATGCCAGAACGCAGGGCTAGACCCTGCTGCCAAGCCATTCGATTTACTGAAACTGAACGGGAAGGAAGTCCTTTATGCCAACGCCAGCGCGACGCAGCAACTCTGTGCCATCCACCGACTGTCTACTCAGATTACTCACCGCGAACGGGTCGATGACATATACCTTGTCTCGTGTCGAGTTACAGGCGCTGATGGACGCGTTAGTGAAAATCAAGGTGCAGTCAGCATCGCAGGCGCAAGAGGTGATGCACTTGCTAATGCCATCCTTAAAGCGACTACCAAAGCCATCCGCAGGGCAGTCCTCAGTCACTGTGGACTCGGTATGCTCGACGAAAGCGAAGTCGAAACCATCCCCGGAGCCAGGGCCGAACCCATGGTCATTCCTGACACCCCCAGAGGAGATCACTCACAAGATTCCCAAGGGGTTCAAACCATCCAACAGGGCGAAGGTATCGTTCTGATGATCCCAGGGATGCAGGAGGCGTATAGCCGCCATGCAAACAACGAAGAATGGGTGGATGCCTACCTGACTATGGTGGACAAGATTGCAGACTCCAAGAAGTTCACTCCAGGCGATAAGTTACTCAAGCTGGAAGGTCTAGAGAAGGAGAACTCGTTCATCATTGGAACCATCTCCCAGGAGTTCAAAGCCCTTTACGAAGTTCTCAGTTCGGCAATCGGCAGGGCCAAGCTAGCGATTAACGACTTAGCAAAAAAGAACCAGAGCCAGTCGGAGGACTCCCTTTGACGCAAAGCAACATGATCCTTAAATTTTTGGAGGCGGGGAACACTCTGACTCCAATGGAAGCACTATCAATGATGGGCGTGTTTCGGCTGGCGGCACGGATTGATGAGTTGCGGAAGAAGGGTCACAACATTCTTACAGAAGAAGTAAGCCAAAACGGGAAGACATTTGCCCGTTATCACCTAGCGAAAGGAAAGTAGATGGCATACGACCAAGAACGTAAACCGGGGTCAGGAGTTCTATTCACCAACGCCAAGAACGGCAAGCAGGGTGCGCCAGACTGGAAGGGAGAACTGCGGATAGAGAGAGCCTACGCAGCAGGAGAGACGATCAAGATTGCCGCCTGGACGAAGGAGCATAGCAAGGGGGTGTTGATCTCTCTGAAGGAAGACAACTTTAGACCCACTCAGCAGAACGCCAATCCATTCCCTAGCCGCAAGTCTATTGATGACGATGGTGAAGTGCCTTTTTAGCCTAACTTAAGGAGACTGACATGAAGAAGATCACAGCAGCTATAGCAGGTCTGTTATTCGCAGGTGCAGCATATGCCTCTTGTACCACTCATACCTACTTCATCAACGGTAAGATGGTCAGTTGCACTACTTGTTGCTACTACGGCAACTGCACGACTAACTGTTTCTGATGGCTAAGATCAGTAGAGTCCGAGGGGCCACCTATGAGCGTGAGGTGGCTAACGAGATCTTCGATGCCCTGGGGGTGCGTATCAAGCGCAACCTCAAGCAGTATCAGCAGCGGGATGAGGGAGATCTCATACTCGGAGACTACCTGATTGAGTGCAAACGCAGGCGCAAGATTGCTGTCTATGAGTTCATGGCTCAAGCTGATGCCTCATGCGAGTATGGGCAGACACCCATAGTCATCATGCGAGCAGATGGCGAGAAGTCACTAGCAGTCATGCACCTGCCCGACTTACTGAAACTCCTGAGAGAAGAAATCCCCCCTGATCCAGAGCAGGATGTCCCGCAAGGGGCAGATTAGGACGGCTGCGGGGTACAGCCGCACTCTGGAATACCCCACCTATAACTCGGAGAGAACATGGCAAAGATCTTCATAGCCACACCTATGTACGGAGGGCAATGCACGGGGGTGTATGTCCAATCAATCATCGGTCTTATGAACCTGTTCAGCCAGAAAGGGCATCAGGTTAGTGCAGCGTTCATGTTCAATGAATCGCTCATCACTAGGGCCAGATGCAACATGACCCACCAGTTCCTAAAGACCGATCACGACTACCTCTTCTGGATAGACGCTGACATCAAGTTTAGGCCAGAGGATGCCCTACGGATGCTTGAGGCAGACAAGGACATCATTGGCGGTATCTACCCTAAGAAGGAAATTAACTGGGGTACGGTACGGGATGCGGCACTCAGGGGTGAGCAGAACCTGGCAGCGCATACGGGCTCATTTGTGGTCAACCTGCCCTATGGCAAGACATCAGTCACCGTTAAACGGGATGAGCCGACCGAGGTCATGTACGTTGGTACCGGGTTCATGCTGATTAAACGCAAGGTCTTTGAGAAGCTGAAGAAGTTTACGCCCACCTTTGTTAGCGACATGAACGTGCTTGCAGGGGAGAAGATCTACGCCTTCTACCTAGACCCCATCTGTAGCGAATCTAACCGCCTACTGTCCGAGGACTACTACTTCTGTCAGCAGTGGATCAACCACGGCGGTAAGATCTATGCCGCCCCATGGTGCCAGTTAGGACACATGGGGACGTATCTCTTTGAAGGAAACCTGATAGGCACTGAGGAGCCATGCGATGAGCCAAGAGTGGTTACACGACGAACAGCAGTGGGCAGCAAAGAAGGTAAAGACCCCGTGGGCAACAAAGATAGATCTAGGGGGAGTAAAGATAATCGACTCAGAGGGAAAGATAGTGGCAAAGATGGTGCTGGAGACAGACCAACACGCAGCACTAGCAGCAGCCCTAATCGTCGAAAAAGTAAATAGTCTCTAGCCATGAACCCATTCCTAATCACCGAGCCTACCGTCATTAGCTTCTCTGGCGGTAGGACATCTGCCTACCTTTTGCATCGCGTCCTAGAGGCTAACAACGGCCTTCCAGACGATGCGCTGGTGGTCTTTGCGAATACGGGAAAAGAGGAGGAAGCTACCCTAGAGTTTGTGCGTGACTGCGAGGTCAACTGGGGCTGCGAGATACATTGGCTAGAGTTCCAGATCGAAGACCCCAAGTTTAAGCGGGTGAACTTTGAGACGGCCAGCAGAAAAGGAGAACCTTTTGAGGCTCTTATTCGCAAGAAAAATTACCTGCCAAACATGGTAGCAAGGTTTTGCACTCAAGAATTAAAGGTGCTAACCATAGACCGTTACCTTAAAAGCTTGGGACATAAAAGCTATCTTTCAATGGTTGGCATACGGGCAGACGAACCGCGCAGGGTTACTAAGATTCGCGGTCAAGAAAATAAGTTTTGTCCTTTGGCTGACGCCCAAGTAACAGA